TGTAATTTGTTATAATTATTTCATTAATGAATTTGTGTTAAGTCCACGCTCAACAAGATATTGAATAGCTTTATCACCATCACGAAAGTTTAAAAGTTCATTAATTGTAGGTTTATATTCTTGCCAAGTAGTTTTAATTTCTATGTCTAAATCATCTTTCCATTGCTTAATATTTGTAAACATATCATCCCAAAAGAACAATTGTAATCCTTTTCTTCGCTTTGTAATTCCAAACGGAAATATAAACCATGGATCAAATTTATAAATTTCTTTTTCTATATTCTCCCAATTGATTTTGATTACATCTGTGTTCGGATGATTCTCACATATTTTATGTGCATACAAATTTATATGAAATGGCTCAATAGTATTGATATGCACTTCCGTTGTTGGTATATAATATTTAAGCATTTTAATATTCCTCATAGTATGTTTCTCCACTTACTTGTGGATATTTTTGTTCTGCATTATGAATCCTTTTAAGAGCAATTTTACGATCCTCAAAAACATTTTCATCAATCTCATTGAAGCTTATGAGATAAGCACGTTTATCTTTTTTGTCTACTCCACAGAACCAATTATCCATAACTGTTCTAACTCTTAATTCGCACAAATCATATGTACCTGTGTTCGGGAACACTCTTGTATAATAAACAACGCTACCGTTTTCAATAGTTTTCATCTTCAATTTCCTCAAAGATATCTTTCATGTTGCTCATGAGTTTGTTATATGCTTTAACTACTTTTTTATAAAGATTGTTATTACCTCTGTCATCTGGATTATGGAATGATGCAAATACTGTTCCATTAGCATAATTCACGTTGATAGATACAAAATTATCTTCTTTATCTACTGATAAATGCAGTATGATTTCTTCTTTATAAAGAGGTTTGTCTAACAAGTAATAACCGTATGAATTTTTAAAGTTATTTGCTAAAAAATCTCTTTCTCTCACAAAGGATTTTATACGATAATTCTTTGGCTCAACCATAGTTTATTTTCTCCTTTAAGGTGTGGGAATCGGTTAAGACTCCCACAATTTTTATATATTAATTAATCACATTTGCTCCATCCACAGGCTTTACAAACATTGCATCCACCTTCAAAAGTAAGTTCTTCTCCGCATACAGGACACGGATTTTTTACGTTAACAGATTGTTCTTTATCTTCTGTATTTTTCTTAATTACTTTTGATTTCACATTAGACGTTTCAATATCGTCACTAAAAATGCTATTTTTCATTTCTTTATACATATCAATTAGTGCATTGGCAATAGCATCAGGACAACATTTTCCTTTGCTTGTATCATGTTTAGTCATTGTTCTTCCAACATATGAAGGGCAAGCAGGACAACTTTTTAATTGATCTGCAATTGTATATACATCAACTCCTGCTCTTGCGCTTAAAGAAATTAAACGAGATACAGCAGCTAAATTTGATTGACATCCACCTGTAGAACCTTTTGAAATGTAGGTTTCAAGTAATTCGCCAGTGATAGGATCAAACATTGCTACAATATGTAAACTTCCACATCCAGACATAACTTTACGTTTTAATCCAATTACGTTATCATCTGCAACGACAATATATCCTCTTGGAAGAGTTTTCTTTTCTTTATCATCATTAATATCTGATACACTTGAAGTTGTCGTAAGAATACCTGATCTTTTACATCCATCTCTAAAAATAGTCACGCCTTTGAGTCCAGATTCCCACGCACTCATATACAGACTTTCTACCTGCTCAATAGTAAAATCATTCGGGACATTTACTGTAGAACTAATAGAAGCATCAATATGAGATTGCCAAATACTTTGCATATAAATTCTATTTTTGTAATCCAGCGTTTGAGCAGTTACGAAATAATCTGGTAACTCTGAATCATCTTTTAGATTATGTTCATCAATATATTTCTTTACAATAGGAGTATAAACTTTATAATACTCATCATGTCCTTTAAGAGATTCTGTTTTACGAGTATAATAATTTGCAAAGATTGGTTCAATGCCACCAGATACACCAAGCATTGTAGATAAGCTACCAGTTGGTGCAATAGTAAGTAATTGTGAATTTCTAAGACCGAATGAAGAAACTAATTCTTTTGTTTCCCCTAAAGCATTTTTGCTATAAAACGCAGATTGTTCAATAGCTTCTGGTTTGTACTTTGGGTACACACCATGATCTTTTGCTAGTAAGGCTGATGTTTTAATTGCTGTATCTGACATAATATGTCCGATCATATCACATAAATCAATCGCTTCTGGACTTCCATATTTAATACCTAATTTAATAAGTAAATCAGCAAGTCCAAAGATTCCAAGTCCAATCTGTCTCCAATCATATACAGATTCTCTTTGTTCTTTCAGCGGGTGAAGCGGTAGCCCTTCATCTAATACTTCGTTCAATGCGATAACAGATTCTTTTACACAATATTTAAAATCATCAAAGTCAAATCCAGTATCACAAACAAATTCAGACAAATTAATACTACCTAACAAACACGATCCGCCCGCTGGAAGAGGTTCTTCGGCACAAGGATTTGTTCCTGCATATTCAAATTCATCATCACAACTAAGTAAATTCCAATTATTAATTCTATCCCAGAAAAGCATTCCAGGTTCAGCATAATCCCAGTTCATTTCACACATTTTATGGAACATTTCATATGCATCTACTTCTTTAGTGATTGTTTCTCCTGTTTCTAGTCTAGTAAACGATAGAGTAAATGAAGTTCTATTCTTTACAGCAACCATAAATTTATCTGTAATTCTAATAGAGATATTTGCTTTGGTAACTCTATCAAGGTCTGATTTAATTCCAATAAATTCTTCCAAATCTGGATGATCGCAAGATAAACTGAGCATCAAAGCCCCTCTACGTCCAGATTGTCCGATCAGTCCAGTAACCATAGAATATAAATCCATAAATGATACTGAACCAGTTGTTTCTTTTGCTGCATTATTTACTTTAGCACCTCTAGGAGATAATTTACTGATATCTACGCCACAACCGCCACCATAGCTATATGTACGAGCCAGTTTTTTAGCACAATCAAAAATACTTTCAATATTATCTTCTGGTGGTTCAATAACATAACAATTACTAAGACTAATTTTTCGTCCCTTATTCTCTAGTCCTCTATTCGCAAGGATTCTACCACCAAATAAGAATTTTTTATCAACAATTAGTTGAGCAATAGTTAGATTTCCACCCGAAATTCGTTCAACCCATTCATCAAAAGATTCATTGTCGCATCTATATTTTCTTTCCCAAATATCTTGTCCTAATTTATTCTCTTTTCCTAACCATTCTTGTACTGTCATTCCTTATCTCCTTTATCCTTATTAAATTTTTCATTAAATAATCTTCTTTCAACTTCATCTGCATCTTTACTTGAAGTCATAAGACACAGACACACATATGCAACTACAAGTACGCATATGATAACAAATAACGCAATTACAGCAATTGCCACACTCATATATCACCACCTCACATGTCTTTGATTTTCACTTTTAGCTTCTCCAAAAGCTGATATTTATGTAGCGTATAACACATTGGATCTTTAATGATCTTTTGTGTCTGCTTTTCACAAATCAATTCAATGAGAATTTTTCTTTCATCATCAGAAAAAACATGTGTTGCTTGAATACTATCGGCATTTACACCTAAAATTTCTCCATCTTTTTTCATCTTCTTATCTCTCCTGTTCCACCATTACGACACTTTAAACATAAATGTGATGTTGCCGCTTCGGTGTAATTTTTTCTTCGTGTAATCATATCTATTACATATTCTTTCCCCTCAATTTCTACGGTGATAAAATCATCCATTTCTCTCCGTAGCTCTCTAATTAGTTCTCCGCTACTTATAATCACTTCTTCAAATTTCCATCCTTTCTTCTAACAAATATTGTTGAATTTCGTACCAATTATTCATTCTTTTACCTGTCCATTCTTTATTCCAACTATATATCTCCCCAAAGCAAATATTTTCTTTTGCGTTTGATGTAATAAGATTTTTTGCACTATCATCAATGAATAAACCATCACTCATATCTATATGTGCTTTATCAGAGTATTCTTTAAGATTTACACCAATAAATTCTGCAAATGGAAACCATTCTTTAATATATGATTCTTTCTGTTTAAGATTTGGTGAATATCCATGAGAAACAATCTTGATAGTGTAATATTGAGATAATTTCTTAACCGCCCATTGTGCCCATTGCATAAATTTCAATTTTTCAAAGAATCTAGGCTGATTGAAATATAAATCAATATATCCAGGTGGCGCACAATTACATTCTTCAAACCCCCAAGTATCAATATCCCACCATTTTATATAATTAAAATTTTTATAATACTTAAAATCCTCATTATATAAATCAACAATAGATTCAATCGTATTAACTAATGTTCCATCAAAATCAATATAAAGAGTTTTAATATCAGTTCTCATCTGTTATATACCTCGTTTAGATTTATCCTTTTTGATAACATTCTCCATTTTTTTAATGGATTCTTCGATATCTCCATCATTTAACACAAAATAATCAATTAGATTAGACTTTTCAAATGTTGTAAATTCTTCACTTTCTTTTTTATAATTAGCTTCCCATGTAGAAAAATCTCCACGTTTCTTTGCTCTTTTTCGCAGCTCACTGAATGGAACATTAACCATAATCGTAACTAAATGAACATCCATTCCTTTTGTTTTAAGTTTTAATTCATAATATCCAGTGGGATTGATAATGTAGAAATCATAATCTAAGAGTTGTTGTTTCGTTGCAAAGCTGCAATAATTTACACGTTCCGTATAAGCAATCATATCATTACGATATTTTTCTACTTCATTGGAAGAGATAAATATATGATCGCAATTCTCATCTGTTTCGTTCTCTCTTCTTTGTCGAGTAGTATACGATTTTAATACTTTCATGTTCAGATTATTCGCTGCTTTTTGGGTAATGGTTGATTTACCCGAAGATGTTCTTCCCAATACACAATATACTGTATGTATAATAATCACCCTCCTATTCTTCTGTATAATCGGTTGCAATTATTCCGAAACAAATTTTATACATTCTTTTCTGAAACCAATTTAAATGTTTGTCTACTTTAATTGTTAATACGTATTTATTACTTCCGAGTTTTAATAAAGTTCCATTTTTTATTTTTGATGGTGATTCAATAGTTCCAATCATATTTATACTCCCAATTCAAGTTTAAGTTGTGGTTTAATTGGATTATAATTTTCAAGGGAAAAATCTTCGATTGAGAAATCATAGAAATTATTAGACTTAGGATTAAAATTCATTTTGACTGGTTCAAATTCATAATCATAATGTCCATTAGATGTAGATAAATCTAGTTTTTGTGCATTCGCTCTATTAATAAGTTCATTCGCAGCATCAATGTGACGATCATAAATCTGCTCATTCGCTACGAAGTGTGTAAATTTACCTGCTTTATATCCTGTTGCTTTTGCAATCATCATATGTAAACAAGCGTATTGTACTTCATTAACACCACCTGCTCCACTAGCAGTAATCATATCTCCACTTCTCTGAATAAGACACATATCAAGATATTCACCCCTTACATTCCAAATAGTAAGGAATGCACATGGCGCAAGTCCGTCAGTTTCTCTCAGATCATTTTCTTGCCATAGCGATATGATTTTTCTTCTTCCGTATGGATTAGTTTTAATATCATTAATTAGATTATTAATTAGATCATATTTTTTTACTGTATATCCGTATCTATGACCAATTGTTCCGTCACCAATATTCCAGTCGTTCCACCATCTTACACCCATATCTTCCATCTCAGAAATTACATTTGTAGGCTTTTGATAAATGGTAAAAATTTCTCTAATCGCACTTTTCCACGCAATAGGACGTAATGTACAAATTGGAAATTCAGTTTGAAGATTGTAAGTTCTCACAACATGATTCACAAAATATGTATAAGCTGGTGTGCCATCTTCATATTTAGGACGAGGATTTTCGTCTTTTGTTCCATTTGCAAGAATGTTACGAATATCATTCACAAGTAATAAATCTGCTCTTGTCATACATTATTCCTCCACAATCCATTCTTTTATTGCTTCTTTATATTTATTACATAATTCTATATTATCGCAATGATAAATAACTCTGCATGGTTTGCCAATACCTACACTAAGAACTCCGAGAATACTACAAAAATCAATAACATACCGCCCGAAAATATAATCTCCATCATAATCTTTAAATCTACTATTCTTTTGCACAAATTTATTTGCATCATCTGTGCTTTTAATACACACTTTAAATTCAATCATATAAAATCCTTTCTTAATATTCATTCTCCAATTAGCTGCATAAACTGTTCTTCATTGATAATTTGTACACCTAATGATTTTGCTTTCTTATTCTTGCTAGAAGAAGATTCAATATCGTTGTTAATAAGAGCAAATGTCTTAGCAGATACAGAACCAGACACTTTTCCACCATAAGATTCAATAACAGATTTTAGTTCATCTCTATTACTGTATTTCTCCAATGATCCCGTAATAACGAATGTTTTCCCTTGTAAGGTATTTTGAGTATGATTGGATTCATTAGGAATTTTAAATGTAAATTCTTTACTTAACTCAAAAACTTTATCCATGTATGTTATAGCAAATTTTTGAATATTATTACTTGCAACTACACCGATACCATCTACTTTAAGATTCCAAAAATATCCATATCCGCAAGAGAAACAATGATAAAATTTACCAAAGTTATATTTAAAATGTTTAGCAATATCTTTACTTGCACTTTTACCAATCAGGGGTACGGAAAGTGCATAAATAAATCTGTCAAGTGTAGTTTCTCTGCTCTTTTCAATAGATTCTAATAATTTATCTACTGATTTTTTGCCGAATCCTTCAAGACTATACATTTTACCCTTATAATCAGATAGATGATAAATACTCTTAATGGAGTTTAACCAACCAAGAGAAATAAATTTCTCAAGTGTAGCTTCTGATAAATTATCCACATTTAAAGCATTTCGTGAAACTGCGTTGGAAAGTTTTCCTAATAACTTACCTTGACAATCATCATTCATACACATAAGAACTTCTGAATCATTCTCTTTCACAATTTTAGTTTCTCCACCACAAATAGGACATTTATCTGGAATTGTAATTTCTTCTCCGTAATTATTTTCAACTGAATCGCATTGTGGAATAATCATATTTGCTTTGTATAAATTACAAGTACATCCTTTTGTAAAACGAAACTGTTTGAAGATACTTACATTATGAACTGATGCTCTATTAACAATCGTGCCATCAATTTCTACTGGTTCTGTTACAATTGTAGGTGTAAGAACTCCTGTTTTACCAATTGTCCATTCAATATTAATTAACTTTGTAGGATATGTTTCATCTTTCCATTTAAGAGCCATGCGACAATTTTCATGATGTGATGTACTTCCTAATTGCTTAGAAATCTCTTTATTATTTACTTCAAAAATAAGACCATCAACAGGATATTCGTAATACTCTGGCTTCATTTTTTCTACACATTTCGACACGTTAATAGATGTTGAAATATCTGTTAATCTTCGTACGGTTTCAAATCCAATACTATCAAGATAATCTAATTCTTCTGTTTTCCAAGTAAAAGACGGATGAACCATTTCAAATACTACAAATGACAACTTTCTTTGTTTTAATATATTCAGATCGAGATTTCTAAGAGTTCCTGCCGCAAGATTTCGTGGATTAGAGTATGGGGTATCCAGAGTAGAATTAACTCTTTTAAATTCATTCCATGACATCACACATTCTCCACGCACTTCAAAAAAATGTTTATTTGGAATTGTCATTGGAATATTATCAATAAACTTACACTGTTCTGTTACATCTTCTCCAATGATTCCATTGCCACGTGTAATTCCTTGAACAAATTTACCATCATTGTATCGAAGAACTAATGTTAATCCATCTAGTTTATAAGAGCAATACCAATCGTAATCACGTAGAAATTTGATAATATCATTAATATCTTTTGTTTTATTTGCACTAAGCATTGGTTTACTATGAGTTACTTTTGTAAAACCATCAAGAACATAACCTTGTACTTTTTGTGTTGGTGATCCTGCGAGCGTAGTTCCCGTTTCTTTCTGAATCATCATTAATTCATCATATAATGCATCGTATTCTTTATCACTCATAATAGGACTATCTTTCCCGTAGTATGCGTATGATGCCTTATTGAGTTCCTGGATTAACTTTTTCATTTTTTTAATATTATCTACCATAACCCTCTATAGCTCCTTAATCCAATATCCATAATCCTGTCAAATGGGTGTTCATCTTCTTTACATTTAATAACTCCAATAAACACAACATCATTACCTGTATGATAAGTTTGTTTGTATTCTAAAAGCCAGTCCCATGCATCTTGCATATTTTTGAATTTGTTTCCCATCACACCGCCATTATGACCATATTTAATACATGGAACATATACATAATGCTTTTTACTCATTTATTCTCCTTATAATACGGACTTTTCTTTGCATATTCTTTCAAATACTTTAACATCTCTGCTTCTTCTGGAAAGAATGGATCTCGTTTATATTTAAATGCAACATAATTAAAAAAATTCACCATAAACTGACCAAATCTCCAATCTGGATAGCATTGTATCCATATTCTTTCTAATTCTTTTATAAACACTGGTATTCTATTAGTATCTCTCATGTTTTCTCCTATGAAATTTATTCATCATCTACTTTTACAAACTCAAATATTGAGTTTTCGGTTTCTATCGTAATATATTTTACGATCCCTTCTAAATCATTAATAGTAATATAGTTTTTAACACAACTTGTTTTCAAAAGACTAAACTTCATTGAAGTACCATCAGAATCTATTATGTATTGAATGATCAGTGGATAACCAATCTCGATATAATCAATATCAAGTTTTACAACTCTACCAATCCGTTGAGGATATCTATCATCTATTCTATCAGTGCCACGTTCACCGCATGTACCACTATGTTTGATACTTGTAATTTTGCATAACATTTTATTTTATTCTCCTAATCTTCTACAGGAATCCATTTCTTAACTTTGACTTCTTTAAGTTCTACTTCTGTGCATTCAATTTCATCATCATATTCCCAAGGTCTTTCATCCTGACATTCTGTTGCACCTTCTGAATATGTAGTCATGTAAAACTTTCCATTATCTTCAAATACAATCTCATGGATAATCGACCACCGAGTAGTATTTACAATCCTATCAACAATAGTATTGTCATACGGTAAATCAAGTTCATCCATTAAATAATCTTTACTAAATACTTTTGTTCTTGTCATCATATTATTCTCCTTCTACAATTCCCCAACCTTTACAAGTAGGGCATTCACAATATTTTTTGTTAATCTGTGACATAAGCTCTGTTAAAAATTTCTCTACTTTATTTTGTAAATCTTGATAATTTTCTCCGATAATAGATGGAGCTTTTACACAATCTTTTCCAAAATCTGTAGATGTTGAATTTTTAAAATCAATAATCGTTTCTGTTTTATGTGAAATCATACGATTAACCCACTTAGGCTTTCTTTTTCTTTTACTGAATAGATTATTATTTGTATCAATTAAAATATTGTATGGATCAGCCAATGCGATTTTCTTCTTTACTTCAAAATGAAAATCATAATCAGATGTGATATCAGCAACATTAGTATCAATATTTGCTTTAACATAATTTC